GGAAATGGAATTTCGCGCGAAAAAGTTCAAGAAATAGTTCACGAATTATGTAGAAAGAATTTTTTTAATATGAAGATATTAAAAAAATATTCGATCCTTACGAGCACTGGTATACAGAATAGGTATCAATCAGTTATGACCAATCTTCGGAGAAAACCCCCCATTATTGATGTATATAACGTTTCTTCTGAGAAAACACGGAGGAAACCCCCCCAAAGGAAAGTAAAGGAAAGTAAAGGAAATAAAATTAAAATAAAGGAAAGCGATCCATCAAAAAATTTAAAAAAGATAAATCAATATGATGACGCAGAAATTACCGCCGCCGCCAAAAGATTACACCACGAGTTTAATCGATGAACTGATCAAAAATATTCATGTCATTACCGGCTGGCGCCTGCCCAAAACGGAGTACATGCTCCTCATCCTTTGCCGCCAGTTGCAAAAGAAACTCCATTTCGACTATCCCGGTATCTCGCACGACGAAATAGAAAACGCCTTCCACAAATACGGCGGCGAAGAAAACTTTACGGGAAGCCTGAATATTTCCACGATCGACCGCGTCTTAAAAAAATACTTCGCCTCAAAAGCACAAATGAATTTTGACGAAGAGCGCAAGATCGTCACACAAACAATTCCGATTCCGCTGCCATCCGAGCACCTTAGCGAATGCCGCGCTCTCCTGGAACACAAATATCAGCTTTACTTAGTCGACGAAATGGAAGTGGAACTCCTGCCTGCTTTTATCTGGCCCGTTCTGCAAAGAGATTTTAAAATCGATCCCGAACTGCCTTTACAATTTACCGGCATGGCAAAAGAATTTATCCGCGAACGCAGCGAAAGCCGCAAAATAACCAGACAAGATGCCATTACAGCCACGATGAGCGATTGGGACCATAGCAATACAAAAATCGATGATGTATCTGTTAAACTGGCTATAAGTTACTGTTTCTTCCAGCTTAGGCAAATGCACTTTATGCACCTGTATCAAAAATGCGAATGATATGTTCCTCACGATGAAAATAGGCGAAATCATTATCGATAAAAGGCCCGTATCATTCAAAGACATGGATTCGCTCGTTCAGCGCGAAGAGTGTCTTTCGGAACTGGTTGAGAAGTTATATGAAAAGCATATCACGAAAATTGTTTGCTCCCGTGACGAGCCTGTTTTTTATCTCGATAATGTGCAAAGCAAAATGAATAAAGAAGGATATGTAAGAATCCCCTGGAAGAGAATGGCAAAAGTGAAAGGATAAAAGTAAATTTGTGAAACATATTTTCACAATATCATGCGGCAAAATCCAACACGTAAAAAAGCAATGATTGAAGCATTGAAGAAATCTTTGGGCATTGTTACGCAGGCGGCAAAGATGGCGAAGATTGACCGCGAAACACATTATCGCTGGATGAAAGAAGATATAAACTATAAAACCGAAGTTGATGCTATTGAAAATATCGTTTTAGATTTTAGCGAAGGGCAACTGCATAAGCGAATCAAAAAAGAAGATACAACGGCGATAATATTTCATCTCAAGACCAAGGGCAAGCGCCGCGGCTACATTGAAAAATCAGAGATCGGCTTCACCGACAATGAAGGCAAAGATGTTGCAATTATATTCAATCCGTCAAAGGGTTGCGAACCGATAAAAGAATAACGAATGTTTCATGTTGAAGAAAAATACAGATTAACAAAGCATCCATTTTTAGCAAGTGATAAAAGCTATGGAAATAATGGTTTTTTTGTCGTTCCGCACTACAAAATAATTGATTATTTTTTTGGAGTACAAGCAAGCGACGGGATGGGCTGGGAGCATGCATCAGTTAGTATAGTTACATCAAAAAAACACACACCTGTTAAACGTTGTCCCACATGGGAAGAAATGTGCTTTGTAAAGAATTTATTTTGGGATGAAAGCGATAGGGTAATCCAATATCATCCGAGTAAAGAAAATTATGTGAATATGCATCCGTTTGTATTGCATTTGTGGCGGCCCGTAAATATTGAATTGCCATTACCGAATCCATTATTTGTTGGATTAAAAGATCGTCAATCGATAAAAGAATAAACATGGAATATACAAAAGGGCCTTGGTTAATACATCCATTCGTTGATGAGAAGTATTCAATTTTTAATAAAACCGGAACCATTCATATTGCCGATGTTATAAAGGAAGCAGACGCGCAACTTATCATCGCTGCTCCTGATTTATTAGACTTTGCTATAAAATTTAATGCTATCATTTTTTCGAATACATCAAAAGAAATCGAAGCCCTAATAAATCTTTTCAAACAATTGGCGCAATCAGCAATTAAAAAAGCTGATTGCTCCTGATGTTGCTATGGGTATTGAGATTGTTTAATATTTGGTAAAGATGAAAACGGTAATATTAACCCCCTAAAAATAATACTATGGGTAAGAAAAAATCTGCATTAGCTGATACGCAAATTACAATTTCCGCTTTGGGACGCGATCCTATAACGATGAGCGGTGAAGAGTTTGAGAAAAAAGCAAATGATATTGATCAAAAATTAAACGGTAAAGAATTGCCCTTGACTATTCGTTCCTTGCGTTATGATTTTACTGCAATAGAAATTCATGATTTTTCCTTGCAGCTTGCCAATAAGACAAAAGAATTGTCCGCCGTTGAAGAAGAAAAGAAAAGCATTACCAGCCAGTTTTCGGCTAAAATAAATGAAGCGAAAGCCACTTGCAATAAACTATCCAATTTTATTTCGAATGGTTATGAATACAGGGATATAGAATGTATTATCGAATATCATAAACCGGAGCAAGGTCGAAAAACGATTACAAGAAAAGATAACAATGTTTCATTTATTGAGAATATGCACAGCCACGAATGGAATCTTTTTAATCAAGCGAATGGTTAATCGATGCCCCTCATTAACTACACTCCCGTATTCGAAGCGAACCTTCGCGCTTATCAAAAGCACATTCATCGCGTGATAGCAAACGAAGGCAGCAGCAGATCATCAAAGACCGTTTCATTATCGCAACTCTTTTCACTATACATACCATTCAAAGAAAAGAAAACGATATCGATAGTAAGCCCTTCCTTACCACATTTAAAGCGTGGTGCAAGACGTGATTTCTTAAACGAATTGCAAAAGGCGAAGATGTACAAAGACGAATTATTCAATAAGACAGACCAGGTATATTCTTATCCCAATGGATCGTATGTTGAATTCTTTGGTGTTGAAGATGCATCGAAAGTTCACGGTCCTTCACGCGATATTCTCTGGATCAATGAAGCGAACCTGATATCACAGGATACGTATAAGCAGCTTGCGATAAGAACCAATGAAACGATATTCCTTGATTACAATCCGGCTGATGAATACTCCTGGGTGTATGAGGTCGCGGATAAGGAAGGAAACAAAGTCATTCATTCAACATACAAAAACAATTTAGAGAACTTATCAAAAGAGATCATCGAAGAAATAGAATCATTGCAATATGCCGATAAGAATCTGTGGAATGTTTACGGTCTCGGACTTCGCGGCACATCAACCGAAACGATTTACACGCACTGGAAGATAATCGATTACATGCCGCTTTGCGATGAAACATTTTACGGACTTGATTTCGGATATAACAATCCATCGGCCTTGATAAAGATCGGCGTTCGCGAAGGTGCGGTTTATGCCGAAGAAATATTTTATGAAACGAAACTTACAACGAATGATCTTACCGAGGCGATAAAGATCTATGGCATCACACGATCATCTGAAATATTCTGTGATGCTGCGGAACCGAAAACGATTGAAGAAATAAAACGAATGGGGCTGAATGCAAAGCCTGCAGAGAAATCAGTTTATGATGGCATACAGAAAGTAAAATCAATGCCGCTTTATATAACGCGGGGATCAACGAATTTGCTTAAAGAGATCAAGAGTTACAAATGGAAAACGGATAATGAAGGTCATGCGCTGGATGAGCCTGTGAAGTTCATGGATCACGCGCTTGATGCTCTCAGATATGGCGTTTATACGAAGTTAAACAGGAGAAAAAAAGTTATTGTGTTTAGTCATTAAAAACCATAAAACAGCAAACAACATGAATAAAGAAAGGCTCGTTTTATTTTTTATTGCAACTCGCTTAAATAATTTTTACTTTTATAGAATAAATTAACATTGTGGGAATATGGGACTTTAGTAAATCGCTTACTAAAAGAAGCAAAATAAATGCGCTCGAGCTGCAACTAAAAGCAATTCAGACACTGTTTTCCCCGGCGCTCACCGCCAATTTATCCGCTCAGGTCTGGGGCCAGGGTTACAATAACGAATCCGCCATTTATCCAAACTGGACCACTACAAGTGCCACGAATTATTACACAACCACGGATCAGGTGTATGCCGTTGTAAATAAGGTCGCTGAAACAACCTCGCTCATCCCGTTTTATGTCTACTATCAGAAAGATCAGAAGTCATTAAGGAAGCTCCAAACCCTTACCAACCGCCAGTTCTACTCAACTAAGGGTTTGTATGATATTTCGATGATGCACATGAAAGCCTTGACCGATGCGCCTGATTCGGATCCGCTCGTAAAGCTGTTGCAATCACCGAATGCTTACCAGTCGCAGCAAGAGTTTTTTCTTTCAGCATTCTGTTATTATCTCTTAAGCGGTGAATGTTTTATCTACAAATACAGGCCCGGTGATGGCGCGAATACCGGCAACATAACCGAACTGCATGTACTTGCGCCGTCAACCATCATTTTGCATGTAAGCCGCGAATATCCGCAGCGGGTAACGGGGTATGAATTTGTGATCGACGGGCAAACGCTGCACCAGCAGATCGCGGTTGAAGATATGATTCACATAAAGAAATTCAATCCTGAAAGAGCTTACGGCTATGATGTGCTTGCTAATTATGCACGTTTTCGCGGGCTTTCGCCGCTCCTTCCTGCGACAAAGTTACTAACACGCCTTACCAGCTCCGATGACAGGAGCGTAAGCCAGATCCAAAATGGCGGGCTTCCGGGTATTGTGTACGATGAAACGCTCTCCAATGAAGAGGTAAGCCAGGAGACGGTTGATAACATGAAAAAGCATTTTTACAGCTACATACGCAATCCGGATAATGCGGGCATACCGCTATTTACGGCAGGAAAGAAAGCATGGGTTCCGGTCGGCTTAAAGATGGCCGACATGTCGCTTATAGAACTGCAAAACATGGACTTTAAAAGGCTTTGCAATATCTATAAAGTTTCAACGATACTCTTTAATTCGGATGTGGCCGCAACCGAAAACAATGTAAAGGAAATGATCAAGCAAATGTATACGAGCGTCTGCCTACCGCTTGCTTACACCTTCCGCGATAAGTTCAACAGTGAGCTGGCGAACGAATATAAAGCAGGCATTAAACGTTATGTCGATGTGGATATCTCAGGCATAACTGAGTTGCAGGACGACTATAAAAATCTTGCGATATTACTGGCTGATCTGCCCGTAACGCCGACGGGCAATGAAATAAGGGAGCTGTTCAAATGGGACCGGGTAGAAAATCCGCTTATGGATACGCCGCTCGTAAAGCAGGGTTATTCGGTTATTGATGATCTTGGTTTTGCCGCTCCGGTGCAATAATGTATATTCGCTTAAACTACAA